AAGCTAGTAAAGATATGCAAGTAATGGAAGAACAGATACTTGATTTAGGTATTGATTTACCAGCAGAATTTAATGATCTGTTTATGACTATTAATAAATTAGAGTTATTACCAGACATTAAAGATTTAGGTGATAAACTAGAAGAAGTAAGATTAGAATTAGGACATTATTCAGATATATAAAAAAAATGAAAGCAAATAATATTTTAAACAAAATTAAAACAGCATTAGATATGCATGTAGAACTAGAAACGCAAACACTAGAAGATGGTGTAACAATTATCGAAGCTGAAGCATTTGAAGTAGGTGCTGAAGTCTTTATCGTAATGGATGAAGAACGAGTACCTTTAGCTATTGGTGAATATACTTTAGATGATGGTAGATCATTAGTAGTAGAAAGTGAGGGTATCATTGCTATGGTAGGTGAACAAGTAGATGGTGAAGAAGAAAAAGAAGAAAAAGTAAAACCTGAAGTAGATGAAGAAATGGCTAATGATAAGCCTAAAATGATTTCTGAAACTAAAATTAAAGAAACATATTTTGAAGAAGAAACACCTACTGAAGTATCTGATACTATTAAAGAAGTAGAAGATGAAGTACTAGGTGAAGTATCTACAATTATAGAAGAATTAACACCTGAATCTGTTAGTGAATCAGATGCTAGTGAAATGGCTGTAGCTGTAGTAGAAGCTGTTACTGAAACACTAGAAGAAATGCCTGAAGAATTGAAGTCTAAATACATGACTAAAAGAAAAAAATACGGCAAGTCTAAATTAACTGAAGAAGAAGCTGAAGTAGTAGCTGAAGCTGAAGCAGAAATAGTAGAAGCTATTGCTGAAGTAGTAAGTGCTGAAACACCTGAAGAAGTTACACCTGAAATAGCTGAAGAAATTGCTAGTGTAGTAACTGAAGCTGTACAAGAAATCGTAGCTGATGCACCTGAAGAACTTAAAGCACAATTATTTAAGAAAACAAAACTTTCTAAAGTAAAAAAATCTACAAAATCACGAATTGATATGGCTAAAGAAAAAATAGCTAGAATCAAAGAACGTCAAGATTTAAAAGCTAGAAGTACAGCTAGTAAAAAAAGAATTAAACATAACCCTGAAAGTGCTAAACCACAAAAAAGTGAATTTAAGTATGCACAAGGTAGGCAAGAATCTACTATGGATAGGGTTTTAAATAAATTGTATAAATAATTAAATTTTAAATAAAAAAAAGATGAAAAAAACATCGTTAAACAAAAGAAGAAAAGTAAGTCTAGCAACTAAGACTGATATCACTACAACATATCAAGGTCAAAGTGCTGGTCGTTATGTAAGTGCTATGCTTTTATCTGCAAACACTATTGAAAATGGTGGTGTAGAAGTAATGCCTAACATTAAGTTTAGAGCAACAATGAAAAAAGGTCTATTAGATGATATTGTAAAAGATGCTGAATGCGATTTTACACCTACATCTACATTGACATTGACAGAACGTATCATCCAACCATCTGAAATGGCTGTAAATCTTACTTTGTGTAAGAAAGATTTTAGAGATGACTGGGATGCGATTTCTATGGGTTATTCAGCATATGATAATTTACCACCATCTTTTCAAGAGTGGATGATTGCATACGTTTTAGGAAAAGTAGCACAAAGAAACGAATTATCTTTGTGGCAAGGTGATGGTGCTGTATCAGGACAATATAAAGGTTTACTATCACATATGGCTGATGGTATTACATCAGGTGATATTCCAGCTGGTAATGTAATTACTGGTACTACAATTAATGCTGGTAACGTAATAGACGAACTAGGAAAAGTAGCAGATGCTATTAGTGATGCTAATTATGGTGCTGAAGGGCTTTCAATTTATCTCCCACAAAATGTAATGCGTGCATACGTCAGAAGTCTCGGTGGTTTTGGATCACAAGGTCTAGGTGCATCAGGTACAGATAACAAGGGTACACAATGGTATAATAACCAAACATTAAGTTTTGATGGTATTCCTTTATTTATGGCAAATGGTTTACCAGCTAATAAGATGGTAGCTACTACAAAGGATAATCTATATTTTGGAACTGGTGTATTAAATGATGCAAATGAAGTACGTTTAATTGATACATCTGAAACTTTAGGTGATCAAAATATTCGTGTAGTTTGTAGGTTTACAGCTGGGTGTAATTATGCGATAGGTGATGATGTAGTTACATATGGTGTAGTAGGATCATAAGAAGATTAATTAAAAAAGGGTTATGTTAAAGTAACCCTTTAAGTATAAACATATAACAAACTGATTATGAGCTGTTTAATAGCAAATGGAAGAACGGAACAATGCAAGGATTCAATTTCAGGAATTTCCGAAATTTATTTTATAAATTACGAGGATCTCGATATAGAAAATGTAACCTATGAAGTAGATGGTGATAACATCACTTTAATTACTGGTGTTACTAATCTATATAAATACGAGTTAAAAGGTGCTAATAGTTTTGAGCAAAACATCATGTCTAGTCGCGAAAATGGTACGACATATTTTGAACAAGTATTAACTATTCAGATGAAACGTCAAGATGTGGCTACACATAAAAACGTGAAATTTTTAGCATATGGTAGACCTAAAATAGTAATCCATACAAGATCAAATCAATGGTTTTTGATGGGATTAAATGAGGGTGCTGATGTAAATGCTGGAAAAGTAAGTACTGGGAGTGCCTATGGTGAGTTCAATGGTTATGAATTGACATTCCAAAGTAATGAACGTATACCAGCGAATTTCTTAACTGATGGTACTGGTGGTGATTTAACTGATGAAACTGAATTAGTAACACTATTTGATGGTGCTACTATCAATGACAATTAAGATTTTAAAATAAAATCAATGAAAAGGGATGGTTTATGCTATCCCTTTTTTTAGTACAAAAAACTATTTTATTGTTATATAAGTATGACTATATTATTACCTGATACAAGTGATGATCAAGAAGTAAAATATATACCTTTTGAAAAAGCTGATGTAACTAAAATAGAATTTTTAGATGAACAGCAAAATGTAGTAACTGAAGCTACATTTAATGGTCAAGATGTAGAAAGTTTTTATAGTAAAATTAATGTATCTATAGAACTAAAAGATGGTTCTATTTATATGATGGTATTTTATAATGGTACTGATGTAATATTTCGTGATAAATGTTTTAGCACATCACAGCCAGTAAGTACATTTAGTGTAAATTATGGTGTATATAAAAATGCACCTAGTACGCCTAATCAATATATAATTTATGGACAATAGCAAATTTCATGTAGTTAATTTAGTAAAATACGAACCACCTGAAATATCAGAAAGTACTAAAAATGAGTGGGTATCGTATGGAATTGATAATGATTATTATGAATGGTTAATAGATAGATACACTAATAGTCCTACTAATAATGCTGTAATAAACAATGTAGTAAAATTAATCTATGGTAAAGGTTTAAAAGCTACAGATAGTGCATCAAAACCTAATGACTATGCACAAATGGTTACACTATTTAAAAAGGATTGCATTCGTCAATTAATATCTGATTTAAAGATGCTAGGACAATGTTCTATACAAGTTATATATAATGGTGATAGAAGCAGAATTATAGAAGCATATCATGTACCTATACAACTTTTAAGACCTGAAAAATGTAATGAAGAGGGTGAAATAGAAGCATATTATTTTAGTAATGACTGGGCAGATCCAAAAAAATATGTACCTAAACGTATTAGTGCATATGGTTCTAGTAATGATGAAACTGAAATATATTGCATTAAACCATATTCACCTAATTTAAAATATTTCGCTTATCCTGATTATTTAGGGGGTTTACAATATGCAGTTTTAGAAGAAGAAATAGCAAATTATTTAGTCACAGAATGTCAAAATTCGTTTTCAGGAACGAAAATTTTAAATTTTAATAATGGTATTCCTAGTGAAGAAGAAAGGGATGCAGTCAGTAGAGATGTTATAAATAAACTAACTGGATCACAAGGGCAAAAATTGATAGTAGCTTTTAACCATGATGAAGCTAATAAAACTACTATAGATGATGTAAGTTTAAATGATGCACCTAGTCATTATGAATATCTGTCAGATGAAGCTATGCGAAAAATTTTATTATCGCATCATGTCACTAGTCCATTAATTCTAGGAATAGCTACCAGTAATGGTTTTGGATCAAATGCTGATGAATTAAAAAATAGTTATGTTCTATATGAAAACATGACTTTAAGACCTTATAGAGAAATGTTAATAGATGCATTTAATAATATACTGGGTTTTAATGAAGTGCATTTGAATCTATATTTTGATAGTTTAAAGCCTTTAGAATTTACTGATCCATTAGGAAAAGCTGTAGTAAAAGAAGAAGATTTAGCTAAAGAAAAACTATCTGAAGAAATTAAACCATTTAAAGCATCTGATTATGGGCATAAAAAAGACAAAAAGTGGGTTCTAATAGATTCTTTTGATGTGGACATGGAAAAGGAAGCAGAAATAGATTTAGAACTAGCAGAAGCACAAAAAAGAGCAGATGCAGATTTAAAACAAGAAAAGCTAAATAGACAAAAAAAGCCTACTAAATTACAGCAGATTAGAAAAATACTACTAGATGATATATCGGCAAGTCCTGATGAAGTATCTGAATTAGACTGGGTAGTTAATGGTTTTTATTTTATTACTAGATATAAATATGTAGAAGATAAACCATCTTCAGATAGTAGGCAATTTTGCAAAGAAATGATGTCAGCAGACCTACTTTATAGAAGTGAAGATATTGATAGAATGAGTGCTGATGGTGTTAATTCAGAATTTGCACCAGCTGGAAAATCGAGTTACGACATCAAAATTTGGAAAGGGGGGGTTTATTGCCATCATGCTTTTAAAAGACAGATTTTTATAGGTTTAGATACTGGTGAACCATTAGATCCTGAAAGTAGGGAAGCACAGCAAATAAGTATAAGTAGGGCAAGAAAATATGGTTATAACTTAAAAGATCCAAAAGGTACAGCTATAGCACCTATAGATACAGCTAGTAGAGGATCATTAAAATATTCATAATATGGCACAAGATGTACTTTTCGTAACAAAAGAAGATGTAGTAAGATTTACTGATTTGAATGGTAATACTGATGTAGATAAATTTTTAAGTAAAGTTAAGATAGCACAAGATTTAGATGTTCAAATTTTATTAGGAACTAAACTATTTGAAAAGATTAAAGCAGATATTTTATCAGATACTTTAGCTGATCCATATTTAACCCTTTTAGAAGATAAAATAAAGCCTATAGTAATACATTATGCTATGGTTCAATATTTACCATCAGCACCTTATGTAGTAGGGAATAAGGGTGTATATAAAAGAACATCAGAAAATGGTGAAACTATTTCACCTGATGAATTAATTAAGCTAATAGAAGCTGAAAGAAGTACAGCAGAACATTATGCACAAAGATTTATAGATTATATGTGTTATAATCAGAATGATTTTCCTGAATATTACACAAACACGAATGATGATATATACCCTACTAGAAGAAACTATTTTAATGGCTATTATATATGAAAAACTATAAACCAAAACTGGTTAATATTAAAAAGTTAATAACCTATTTAAAAAAGACAAATGGCATTAGTAAAAAGAATTAGTGATTTAACAGCAAAAGGTTCAGATGTAGATACTACTGATTTAATACCTATAGCTGAAGTAGATGGTACAAGTCCTAGTGGATATACTACTAAATATGTTACTGGTGCTGAATTAGGAAATAGTAATTTAATAGAGTTTAATGAAGTTACTACATTCACTTTAGGGGATTATACGTTAGTTTTAAGTGATGCAAATAAAATGATAGAATGTAATAGTGCTACAAATGTTAATGTTATTATTCCTCCTGATAGTGCTGTAAATTTTGATATTGGTACACAACTTTTAATAAGTCAGTTAAGTACTGGTTTTGTTACAATAAGGCGTAATGATCCAGCCGTTACTTTATTTGCCGAGGGTAACAAGTTCGTCACAAAAGGTCAATATGCATTAGCAACCATTATAAAACGAGGTGCTAACACTTGGTATGTATCAGGTAATTTAACTACATAATATGCATATTTGTACACATGGCATTTTAGGAAGTGGTGAGGCATTTGAAAATACTCAATCGGTAGCCTTTGATGGAATTGATGATTATGTAGATTGTGGCGATAATAACAAT